ATACCTTTAGAATAGAACATTTCACACAATCCGTTCTCTGTTTCAATCAGTCCTAAGGATGTGAATCCTACCTGTCTGATAAGCCATTTAGCTTTTCTGTTGTTTACTTCTATCAAACCTATTACCATCTTAACAGGACACTTGTTGCAGAACTCTGCAAACATGTCTCTTGTCAGTTGAATAGCTTCTCGCCCTTTAGCTGTGTCGAAACAGAAGTGGACCCAGTATACACCCGGACTTTTATACTCACCGAAGGCGATGTTGTCACCTTCGTGCAGAGCGTAGTTCTTTTCTTTAGAGAACCAGTCCTCTACATTGAATGTAAAATAGTCCGGGTGTTTGTCTGTTACTTTCCTGCACTCGGCAGGATCAGTTAATTGCTTCATTTAGAAACCGTAGTCGTCACCAAAGGCAATAACATTCACTGTAGGCTTGAGTTGTACGGAAATTGCGGCATCGGAAGTGGGGGAGGTTGCGGCTCCAACTGCTGCTACGTTGTCGAGATAGACTGCAATCTGCCCAGAAACCGCGGTGATCGTCGTTGAAGCGACAGTTTGAGACGCCGAAACCGTGTAGGTTCCGTTGCCGCCTGTGCCCGTACCCAGCGCAGTTATGTAGGTCCCCCCGGTAACACCTGTGCCCGAAAGCACAGAGCCCACGGCCAAAGTCCCGCTTGTCACTCCAGTAACAGTCAAGGTCGTGCCGGAGATAGAGCCCGTCACGACAGCATTACCGAGCACGTCCACAATCTTGAATGTGGAGTTCAGCACAGACGTTACCGACCCGGTGATCACTACCGTATCACCCACGGTAAACCCATGAGCTGAGCCAAAGTTAACAAAAGCCAAGTTGGTATTACCCGAACCGCCTGAACGCCCGGTGAGATAGCTAGATGTTCCCGTCACTGCTGCCGGTGCTGCTTCGCCCGCGAGGCACTTGAAGTACACGCGCGCTCCTGCCGTGCGAAGCTTGGTCGCCTCTGCAGCCGCCAATGCCGGTTCAATAATCGTTCCGGTTTTGGAACTAAGTCCCGACAGTGCCGTGTTATTGACCGACGTCGCAAGCGTAGTGGCGCTAATGTCGCTATACACTCCTGCCGTAGCCGCAGTCGGAATTTTGGTCGGCCAGAGGAATGCAAACTTATTGATCTTATACTGCCCCCGGTTTGAGGGGTACATCGACTGCACCGCTGTTGACGTAATGTCCGCGTCGAGCAGATAGGCCACCACGTTGTCCGGCAGCACATTGCTCATCTCGGTCAACGCGGAATTGTTGATTGAGCTGCAAAGCTGCTGGTTCGGATAGAACCCACCATCACGCTGGAACAACCAGTTATCAATGCTGATTTTGGTCTGGTTGCCCGAACTGTCGCGGATCAAGAATGCAATGCTGGCGTTGATAAAGTTCTTGGTTGTTTCCAGAATGCCGATTTTCCAGCGGCCTTTATTCGCGCCGAGCTTGGTCGCGGTTGATGCGGCGAGCGGCATGAAGATTCCTACCGAGCCGGTAATATCTTCCGTCAGCATCGAGCAATAGACCACGTTCACAACGGCAGCACGGAGCGTCTGCATCGTGCTCGCGATTAGGCCCGTGCTGTTTGTCCGCAGACGGCAAGCTTCAAAGTGGATCACCCCGAGATCACAATCATCCCCGTCAGTGTACCAGCCGTGGCTAGTAAAGTTGAAGTGTTCAATATTTGTAATGCCGTGGCGGTCATCATTTCGGAATGCTTCCCAAATGGCTGAAACTGCTGTGGGCGTCGGGGTGGATTGGGTTCCGGCGGGAGGCGCGTAAGTGACATAGCGATTGACGAATACGTCTTGCGTCCCCGCGCATGTGCTGACCCATCCGAATTGGGAAGGGTTTTCGATAAACACATAAGACCACGTATTTGAGAATCGAACGCCGTTGGAAAGGCTTTCCGTTCCCGTGATCATCTTGGTCGGCGTCACTACAACTTTATTGCTGATCGACACCGCCGAAGGGATGGCATCAAGCAACGTCAAAACCGCGCCCGCTACCGCAGTAATCCGCGTGGTAAAAAACCCGCCCGCATCAAGCGCGATTTGCACAAACATACCCGCCACCCACGGATAGCCGCCGTTCGCAATCGTCTGCGCATTGGCCACCGTGATTGATGTTGCCCCGGCAATAGCCGCGACGGCCGCTGTGCTGTTTATGGACTTGGGAAAGAACACGCCAACGCAAGCGCCCGCCACAGAGAGGTATTCCACATTCGACATGTAAAAGCCATTCGACGGCCCGCTCGGGTTGCTCGCGCAAAGAAGCCCGACCGCGCTCCAATTCGTGTTCGGCTGCAAGTTCATGTACGACAGCTTCGGGAAGCGCCAGTTCCCGCGAGAGCCCCAGAAGGTCATCACCGGGATATTGTCGGTGCGCTGGACAATCTCTGCCGTGCCGATAGCTTCGATCCCATCTGCATAGCCGCCGACCGGGCTTGTTGAGGGGTCTGCGCTGGAAGAGCTTCCATTCCAGTAAACAGTCTTGGTCGTACCGTACTTTCCCGGAGGCATTACGCGCCAACACAGTTTACTTGCCCACGCATTAATAGCATCTTGGGTATGGGTGCCATCTAGATCGCCATTATCAGTGCCCGGTGAGCTCGACGATACATAGTCCCCCTTTGCACCGAAATGTTGCGGGGTAAGCCTCTGCCATGTCGGAAAGGTCAGTTTACTCGCATCAGCAGCCGCAAAGACCTTATCCAAATCATTAGCCCTGAAACCTTTCGTAAAGTTCAGGGCAAAGCCGTTTGTCGATAGCGTCGCCCCGCCAACAAACTCAATCGGCAGGTTGAACGTCGTGACCGTGCCGTTAGCAACCCAAGTAATACCGTTGACAATTAAACGAGTCTTACCAAGAGAAATAGCGGATGTGTAGGCAGCTTCCACGGTTGTATAATCAGAAGCAAGGACGGCGTCTTTAGTCGTTTGGACAAAACCATTAATCAACGATTCAGGTAAAACCAAGGGGTCTTGATCATACGCAGTTCCGTCTGAAAAAACTATACGTCGTCTATAAGTAATGGTAGGATCGAGATAAATGTTAGGGACTAAAGCACCTGCAGCAACGGTATAAGGATTAGGGGCAAAGCTAGTAAGGGCCTTATCTGTGTAAATTGAGGCAAGAACCGATGTTGCTGAATAATAGAAATACACAGTAGCCGATACAAGCCCACCATTTTTAGAAACAAAGCGGTTCATGTCAAAATAGTTAAGAATACCAGTCATTAGTTTTCCTTAAAAAGATACCCAAGCAGTGCCGTTGTCAAACACAGGTGTTTTAACAACCCCACCTCCCACAAGCGCCCCTAGAAAAGTAGGCAAGGTAGCGTCAGAAACACATGCGATCCGTCCAAGAGTGCCAGCCGCAGGAAGCGTAGAAACGGTGTAAACCTTAAGCCCTAACAGCGCGTTGATTGCGACAGTTACTCCGTCGTCAGTCAAGCTAGAAGCTAACCAAGCCGAAGTTCCATTACCTTTAGGGATTACGTTCGCAGTCAGTGACGTCAAGCCGGTACCCCCATTAGGAGGTAGCACGATGCCTGTTACGTTACCTGCCGTGGTTGCTGTAGTAGCGGTGGCGGCATTCCCAGTAGTGTTTTGGTTAAGTGTTGGGATATCTGTTGGTACAATAGATCGAAAAGAAGGAGAGCCTGCTGAAGTAGTAGGACCCGAGAAAAATGTCGAGGCGGGCCTACTTTCTGTCAAAGTTGTCGTGACAATATCAACCGTAGCGACATTTTTTTCGAGATTAGTCAATAGACTGTCCCAATACCTCTCAAATAGTTGAGGGGTGTCTTTCCAATGAAGCGGCAACCTAGGAAGTTTTAACGTCATACAGAATCATTCAGTGTTACACCGTCAAGACGGAAACTAGAGATTTGGCTAAAGCGAAATTCGAAGTATCTGCCCGGTCTATTAAAGCTGCCGAGAGACCTGAAACGAGACGTGGCTTCATACTCGCCCTTTAGTCCTAGTGATTTTTGATAATACGGAATCCAATTTGCACCACTATCGTCTGACCAGCGCATCTCGATAAGAGGTCCATCTGTATAGTCTGGTGTATAGCCGTAATTTAGGAAAAGAGTAACAGCTTGACAAACAACTGAGTTATTAGTGGTGTTAGGGATAAATCCGCTCAACTCGCAAACAATATAATCAGAAGACGCATCTACTCTTTCATTTGATAGAGAGTATATAACATTTCCTTTATTGTTCGCACAATAAATAATGTCGTTTACTTGGAGCCCGATAGAAGCGTCCCACGTTTCTTTCAAGTAGCTGGACCACCTATACCAAGTACCTATCGTGATATCAAAAACAAGGGTTTCATGATCAGTCGTAAGTACGTAAAAATCATGCCTGTTGGTCCTGAATGTCCAAGACGTAAAGTTGGAAGATAGTTTAAGAAGCTCTTCTACAGATTCATTACTAATCCTGCTTGGAATACCTTGAGCAAGCATCACTTCTTTAGTGGGAGTCACCCAGATCAAACAAGGCAATGAGTTTTTGTTACAGCGAGTCAGTGAATTTTTATCAACACATCCAGTAGTGTAGACTCGCCCTGCAATGCGTGTAAAAGGCGAGGCAACATCTCCTGAATCTGTAAAGATTTCGACAGTGGACTGTCCGACCACCCACATCTCATCCCCGATAGAAGCCATCGTAACAATGTCATCAGGGCTCCGTTCAGCAGATTCAAAATTCAAAGGGTCAATAGTGGTAGACCCCGGAGTCACCCAATAAAATTTGTTGCTGTCAACAATACTAATGATGAAGTAATTGTCAAGACTTGTAACATCTGAGACTTTAAGAGAATCAGGGATGGTTACATTGGTAAGTGTCGTACCGTCATAAAGATACAAGTTACCACTTGAAACAACTGCCGTATGATAAATAGTAGAAGCAAACGAGCAAAGGTCTGTTCCGTCAATAGTGCCAAGTCTTGTGTAAGAGTTTACGCCATTCAACAGATAAAGACTAGTATCAATAACGATATAAACGTCGGTCCGACCTTGTCCGTCTTGACAATAGATGCCTCTGACAATTGAGCCAGAAGCGATGCTGCTATGAACAGACAAAGAAGGACGAGACACATAGGACACACCAGATAGGCTAATAGGGTTCTCGACGATATACATGTTACTCAGTTTCAGTCGAGGCACTTTCTGGATCAAAGACCCAAAGTCAGACTTGGCTAAATCAATGAGAGGCATTAGTTCGAGTACCCTGTATTGAAGCGTTGACTGGTATCAGTGTAAGGGCCGTAATTTCGATAATACTGATAAGGAATACCCGGAGTACGCATAAGTGCTTCCTCGGGACGCTGCTCAACAGTTTGGTCATAACGGGCCCTGAAGCGGGAAAGAAGTCTTTTATAGGCCTGAATACTCTGCGGGTCTATTTCCTGTTTATTACGAGGATTAACCCTCATCGCCAATCCGATTATGAACAGGTCTTCAAATTCAACAGGAAAAGGAAAGACGTCTTCCAATGTCAGATCAACTACATTCATCCATGTGTTTGTTTCTGAGCGATAGAAATATTCCTTCTTGGTGCCAGCGGTATTTAAGATGAGTTGCGTAGCACCATCTATCTGCCTACCATTACCGTTAATAGTGACGTTGTAGGCATCAAAGTTATTGGACGCGTCATTAATTGCAAACCGTTCACCGTCCTCAGGATACGGATTCAAGGTTAAGGTTTGAGCTTGTTTATTATTGAAAATAATACGTGAGTTACGCGGAGGATACCAACCTATTGGGATTATCTCTAGGTTGAAGTAACCACTTGTATTGACGTTATTATTACCAATAGCAATGGGCGTCAAAGGGTCTCCTGCTTCATTACCAAAGACAGATTTTAGAAATCTGTTAAAAAGGAAAAGACCTTCTTGTTGTTCAGGACTGGTCGGGGTTTGACCAACGGCAATGTTATTGCTTTCACGATACGCTTCTGTGATAATTTGAGAGACAATAGTCATAGCGTATCCTTAAAAATTACGCAGCAAGAGTGCCTGTAGCACCAGCACCAGTCACAACAGTACCTCTACGTGGTCCGATATAAAACGGGAGCGGGTACCAAGTATTAGCAGTGCCTGTAAAAGAAACAATCTGGAATGCGTTACCCTGATCGTCTGTACCATTAACGGTAAAAGTACCGGCTCCAGTACAGAAGATACCCCCGATAACCTGACCGACAATAGGAGTAGTAGACGACGCCGGAAGTACAACCGGATAATGTCTCAACTGAAATTGACCCGACATTATACACCTTTCTGTAAAAGAAACCCCTCCCATAGCAAGAGCCGTCTAGGCGACTTAAGCCAGAGGGGAGGGGCGTATTAATTAGCCGTTCAGACGGACGATACGACGACGGTCGCGGACGTTAGCAGTCAGTGCGACATCGAAGCGGACACGGTGATCGCCAGTAAGGAACGCCGAGTCGCGCCACATACGGACACTCACCGGAATCTTAGTCAGCGACTTCCGCATACCGATACCCGTAGCGGGCATGATAAGGTCGGCAGTGTTCACAACAATGGCCTGCTTCTGCAGAATCGCACGGGTACGAACAGCGTTCGAAGCAGTCGTAATCCACGTAACGGCACCACCGCTCGCTGGAGCCACGGTCACAGTGGCGTTGGCGTTGTTGACGTTGATGTCACCACCAGTACCAGTACCGGGGACGATGATCGCCGGGAAGATACGCATAGCGGCGATGTTGCCCGAACCGTCAGCGGTGTAGGCAAGAGCACCCGGC